CCTGCGGCGGCTTGAGCACCAGTAATACCTGTTTCTTGACCAAACTGCGTCTGACCTAACTGACCCAACGTACTTGCCATTTGCCCTGCCTGACCTAAACCTTGAAGGCCAAGGGTAGAACCAAACTGCTGCGCTTGCTGTGCATTTTGGAAGGCATTCTGCATACCTGTACCGTAAATCTGATTCTGCAAAGTACCTAGGTTGCGTGCGTTTTCCGCTTCGACGATACCTGTACGGGCACCACCGAAAGCACCTTGCTGCACAGCTTGACTGGCTTGTTGTTGGCCAGTAATTCCAGCCTGACGACGAGCCTCTTCCATCTGCGGGGCAAGTGCGTTCTGAATATATGGCGACATGTAAGCGCCCATTGCATACGGGTTAGTTGCTTGCTGCGCGTACTGCTGACCTGCACCCAAGGAACCAAGACCTGCCATACCCGCCATCTGTGAGGCTGGAGCTAACTGCCCTGCAACCTGTTGATTAGCTGTACGGCCAAATGCCTGTTGTTGCATCGGACTAAACTCGGCAATACGCTGGCCACCGTAAGCTTGGTAAGGCTGATCTTGTATTGCTTGGGCTTTACCCAGCATCGTCTCGACGTACGGTTTAGCGTACTCAGGAATGGAAGTCTGCGTTACCGTTTGGCTAGAAGGTTGCGCAGGGGCACTATCGCCACCGGGGTATACACGGGAACCGTCACGGCTATAGCCACTAAATTTGTTTTTGATAATCATAATTTAATCCTCATTACCTGATGCGTATTTTCCATACCCATTTTTTCATACATCTGAACAAGCGTCCCTTTGCACCAACACTGCGCTACTGTAGCGCCCATATCGCGCATATACTGCTTGGCTTCATCGAATACGTGGTTACGCACAATACCCTTGCCGCCCATTAAATTAACACTAGCTACTCGTTCTGTTGAGTGGTCTAAAAACGCAATCGTTACCGCACCAGTAATATCGTTAGTCTCTGGATCAACCCAGATTAACAAATGTTGTTGCCCAGTGCGCACCATGTACTCAACCAGCTCAATCTTATTAAGTTCCGGATCAAGATCAATGGCCCGCTGCAACATAGGAGCTACAGTAGGCCAGACCTGCGGAAGCGTATTGGTATTTACTTTAAATAAAGGCATCTTATGCTGGCAAGAATTTAGCGGACTTAGCGTCAACAGCTACTTTGTTTTTACCAACAGACTTACGGCGATTGCGCTGCACGCGTTCCATCATTTTGTACAGTTGTCTTGCTCCAGCCTCTGTGCTTCCATTTCCCAGTTCCGATACGATGCGAGCAGGCACAACGAACTCGCCGTCAGCAAGACGAGCGGGCTGATTATTACCAATAGAAGCAGGGATAGAATCAGATACACCATCGCCGGGACCTTTCAAGAGACGTCCACCATCAGAGTAACTACCTAAATGTCCTTCGGTCATACCACCAGCAGCAAACTTCTGCTCACCCGTATAAGGATCGACAGAAGCGTCTCCAGAAGCACTAACTACATTGCTAGACATTGGGCGTTGTACTTGCGGGTTCGCGTACATAGACGATTGCAAGTTAGCCATAGGATAACCAGTATTTTGACCCAATGCGTTTTGCGCAGACATTTCCTCAACAGGACCACCAACAGCCAGAGCCGTCAAACCACCGGTAGCTGCTTTATATTCAGGACCCGGAGCTGCATAAGGGGTACCGGCTGTGTACTGGTCAGTAAAGTGCGTACGCTCGCTCGAATCAAATGGTGAGCCATAAACTGGCGTGTTAGTTCTGCCCTGTGTATCTTGTGCGTAGGCTTGTGGATTCTGTGTACGGCTAAGCGTGTAAGGACGGATCATGCCTTGATCGGTTTTAGGGGCATTGAGTTTGCCCGGCTGCATCATTTCATTTAAAACAGGGGCACCGGCCATACCGATGTTCATCATATTCTGTCCACCAAACGTTTTAAGTGCGTCTAATGAATTCAAGCTCTGAAGCCCTTGGCCCATATTGGCAAACGTTTGCGCAGGGGCTATTTGCAATGCTTGGTTTGCTGCGGTTAATTGCGCAGGGGCTGTTGCATTTGCTACGGCTGCGGGTACATTAGCAAACGGGGCAGCGGCGTTAAACCCACTTGCAACACCCGCCGTACCTGCACCGCTTGCCATGTTACCAATTAGAGGATTTACCCCACTTGCAACACCCGCCGTACCAACACCATTTACAACCCCCGGGGCTATAGTAGGAGCGGCGGCAGCACCAGCGGCACCAGCACCCGCTAAGGATGCGCCCAAACCAGCACCACCGAAAGCACCAAGGCCAGCCATCAAACCTTTTTTCAAACTGCCTGTAGCCAAACCTGTAGCACCACCGACGGTCAAAGCAGTTGCAAACGGCGTAGCCCCCAAGAAAGCCAAGGAAGTGCCAGCAGTAAGTGGAGCTAAAGCAAGACCGGCAATCATTGGCAGAATGGAAGAAAGGAACCCAGCTTCTGGCAGACCTGTTTGTGGGTTAATGGTAAGTGAGCCGCCATGCTTCATTGCCAAGGCTTGGAGTCCTTGAACTTCTTTTGGGGTCATGTGGATAAGCTGCGTATCCTCGCCACGGCCTTTGGATTGTACTTGTTGTGCTAAGTGATGGAGGCTCATGGCGCACCTTTAAATGGTTTTGTCAATAGTATCATGCAGGTAACGCTGATACAAAGCTCATTGTGGCTACAACCGAGGCTGTAGAAGGCTTGGCCGGTAAAGGCGTAGCTAGGTAGTTCGGTATCGATACGGCAATACTTGTTGTAGACCACCAGATTTCTACACTATCCCCGGCGTTCATAGACAAGAAGTAGTTCCAGCCCTTGATGTCGTGCGATGGGTTATTTGTGCCTTTTCGAGCAGGTATACCTACTTTACCCGTGGAAGCAATGATGTCTACACCGTTCTGCTTTAGCCAAATAAATACGTCCTGCGGGGCGTTATCCCGGTTCTCAACCTGCACACTAAACTGCATGTTGTAGATGCCAGCCTTAGCAACGGTCATCTTGGTAGTGTTAGGTGTGCCGGTTAACGAAGTATCATTAACAAAATCTGAGGTATTAAGAAACAAAGCGTAGGCAGTATTCGCCACAAATGAAACTTGCACACCTTCTACCGGCGCATTAACTAAATGGGAAGCAGCATTGGCCGGAGTAATTAATGCACCGCGCACACACCCAGTAAATGATGTTGGCGTTGTACCTGTATACGTAATTATTTCGTCATCTATAGCAAATGCTTTAGGTTCAGAAACTGAGGCAACAGGAAAAGTAGCAGTCGAAACAACTGGAATTGTAGTTACTGAGGCATTTATAGCTGAGGTTAACGTAGTCTGCGCAATACAAGAGAACGCTCCATAAGGCACAACAAACGCGCTGCCCGCTGTAGACAAAGCCAACTGCCCGATTAAGTTATCAATCGTGTTGAAGTACAACCGCAGGATCGTATTAAGTTGATCGATGTACTGACGGTCGTATTCAACAGGTGCCAGCGGTAGTGCCGGTGACTTGGTTTTAGTTAAGCTAACCGATTCTGTAACTACTAGGTTGGATGACATTAACGTCTCCCGTCAGGACGTACATCAGCACGAGGCACACCTAACTGCCACTGCGTACCCAGCGTATCGGAGCTTATTTTAAACGCCATCTGACGACCACGAATGCGGGTATACACAATCTCTGTAAACTCTTGCACGTTGTAAGTTGCCTGACCTGCATAAGACTGCTTTGATGCAACTACTGGGTTGTCGCCTGTACCATAAGGAGCGCCCGGATTCTGTCTTGGACGGATCGTAAAGTTAACTTCAGGCTTCAACGGAAACGCCGTGGTTGATCCATCAAACGTAATGTCAGGAATCATGCGCCATACGAACCCGTAGTTGTGACCATCACCAATATCGAAGTCAGAAGACTGGATATATGCACTAATCGGGCTAGGTGGGTTGGTTGTGCCATCATCAACAGCAGCTTCGTGGAACACAACCAGATTGCCAGTTGTTGCAGCTTGTGGATATTGACGCAGTGGGCTATCGAGCCAAGCAGTGCGACCCATTGAGCCGTAGTACCAAACGCGGTCAAGGTAGTTAAAGATTACGTATCTATCGACTACAGTTGAATTGGCCGAACAATAAAACCACCAGACTTCACTAAAGCCTTCGTTCGTACCAGCAAAGAATTGTGCTTCTTGGTCGCGGTTAATATTATCAAACACGTATGAGCGCAAAGAACATGGCAGCGTCTCAACACGACCTGAGTAAGTATAGAACTTGTCGGTACCCATCCAGTACACGGAGCCGTTGGCTGTGGCCATTGCATTAGGTGAAGCAATAGAGATGTTGTCCGCCAGAAGCGTAAAGCCCCAAACGTATGGCACACCCAAGTACTGCATTGAATACACGGCTGCATCAGTCCACACCAGAATCTCTTGGCGGGTTTGCAGTGCGCTGATAATCTCTGAGCCGTGGCTTAAACGGTAGCTACCTGCTTGGTTTGTGGCTGCGGGAGTCCAGTCTGTGTAGCTTTCTTGCGCAGTCCAGCGGATAAGCATCGGGTCTTGTGCAGTCGTGCCGTATGCGCCGTAATCATTACAACCAAACGCAATCACGATGCGGGTTGAGTCAGACACCATAATCTGGTTAATCGTTGCAGGTACGTCCAAGCCCGATACCAAAGTACCCCTAGTTGTATACGCAGGAGTTGCACCATTGCCCGGTGCCCAGTAGTAAAGTGCACCACCACGAGGACTGAATAAAAGGGTTTCACCAAAGTTAGTCTGGCTCCACAAACGAAGCTGCAAACCGATACCAGTGGTATACCCATCACCCCAACCCAGACGGCTCCAAGGACCTGCGCCCCAGCCAGTACCGATTGTGTAGATGTCAAAACCTGTTGTTATTTGATAAGCCGCAAGCGTAGCTGCACCGCCACCACCGGTAACAGTCGAAGTAGCTGGAGTAGAAGCAGTGACCGTATAAGTGTTGGCAGTTAAGTACGTGATCTGGTACTCGTGGTTTAAGTCCAAGCCACCAACAGGCGCTGACAAAGTAAATGTTACAAAGTCGCCAGTCTGCGCACCATGCCCTATATCGTTAACAGTAACAATCGGAGACGTATTAATAGTATCGAATGTAGCGGCACCGGCGGGAGTTGTTTCACGGATAGGCGTAATGTCGTAGTACTCGCCACCGCTCTCAATATAGAACTTTAGGTTAGTGCCAACGCCAAGCAAGTTGTAGCCCTTGAGCGTTACCCAATTCCACATTGAACGAGCTACACCAAGGAAGGTGTTGTACGAGATTACAGCCCAACCGCCAATCTTTTGCGGGAAGCCAGAACGGAAGCGCACGTTATCACACTCAAACCAACCACCCTCATTGGCAAGCGTCGTACCTTCTCGGTTAACCCCGGGGCGTAGCTGAATTTTCTGTAATGGCATCTGTGGCCTTAGTTAGTTGCTGTCATAGATGTAAGCGCAGTTAGGTAGACACTACAATTTCCCATACTACCTGTACGCGCAGTACTTCCGGCATTAACAAATGCGCCAGCACCCCCATTGTTGTACCACCAAGCGTCGGTTTGTTTATAGCGCATACCATTTGTAGCGGTTATCCAACCAAGAGGGCCATCGCCACCGCCACCAGCCGTCATGAAAGATAGTGTATTTGCACCAAGCGAATAGCTTCCAAGGAACCCAATACCAGAATTAACCCAACGCCCCGGAACTATCATTGTTGCCGCCCAAGAACCTGAATTGCCACCTGACCGATTCCAAACAGTAACTACTGAAGTAACGTTACGAAAGTCGCCTTCGCAATCTAAAATCCTATGGGCCATCTCGTTGCCCGGATTGTAATCGGTTTGACCCACAACAGTAATTCCAGACCCATTAACCGTTACCGAGCTAAAACTAGCGGAAGACCCGGTAATACCTACAACAACTGTAAACTTTGTCGTACCCGTTATTGATGCGCCACTAAGAGAATAACTAGCTGTAAAGGACGATGATGATACATATCGTTGGTAAGGGCCACCGATAAACACATCGTAAGAAGCATCTCCACCCATACACCAACGGAATGTGTCTAGCAAACTAGCATCCATGTAACTTGCTACTTGCGCTTGGGTATACGACTTAGCGGTGCTGTAGAAGTTACTGGTACGTATTGTTCCGGATGTTGGAATTGTGGCTGTATTTATACTGTTTGGTACGTATGCCCCACCACGGTAGTACTCAGAAAGATTGCTAGGGTTAACCCCGCCAAACTCAGTTTGTATTTGGGATAGCGTTATAACGCCAGAAGATGGAAGCGCCATAGTTACACCGTGCCGTAGGCAGTTACATCACCAACTACCGTTAAGTTACCAGATGCGTCCAACTTTGCTTTATTTACACCACTAACTGCGAAATACAAAACACCAGCAGATTCAACCACTGACCATGTACTACCAATCGGAACGCTATTATCAGCAGTTCGTTGCACTACGTTGGTATTAAGCAAGCCAACATTTTTAGTAGCCGCAGTACCCAGTGTAGCTACAACGCTAGTAACAAAAGCAGTAGTAGCTAGTTGTGTAGTATTGGTACCACCTGCAGCGGTTGGGCCTGATGGAATGCCTGTGAACAAGGTAGTGCCTGTAACGCCTAGTGTGCCAGCAATCGTAGCATTACCACCAACTGCCAGACCGTCTGTAGTACTAAACGCACCGACGATGTGGTTTAACTGCTCGACAACATTAGCGCCAGCCGTCCAGATCATGCACGTTTTGCCAGCAGGGATAACCACGCCAGTACCGGCAGCAGTCGTATTACCCAGAGCCGTTGAGCAATAGATCGTCGCCGAGTATGCGCTGGAGTTACGCACAATGTAGAGTTTGGAGCTTGGTGGAATATAGACTGCAAAGTTAGCGGCGGTCGTTGTGGTTAGGTCAATAACAGCGTTACGAGCTTCATCTGCTGCACCATTAACGGCGGTTAAGGCTTGATTTGCGGTGGTTACAGATACCGAGACCGCACCAGAGATTGCCGATTCAATTAGCGTGCCGAGGTTTGAATTAGTGGTTGCACCCCAAGTACCAGACTGTTCGCCGTTGGCAATGAGTTCGATGCGGAGTTCAGGTGAGTAAGTACTTGGCATGTTATTCCTTGTTTAATTCTGACCGTGCTGCGTTGTAGGTAGTTTCGCATTGCTGAAGGGCTGCTTCAAGTTCGTCTGCTCTGGCAGCTTCCCTGCTAAGAAATTCTGCATCCTGTCTGAAAAGCTCTGTGCCTGTACAACTCTTGGTGGTAACTCCGGCAACTGCGGGCACTTCACTACGCTCGGGGCGGCTGCGCAACTGACTAATAGTACGCTCAAGATTGGCACGAACTTGTTTAGTTTTGGCATCGCTCACCTTCCTTGACTCTTGTGCTGCGGTTGTTATGGCTTGCTCCGACTTGCGTGCTTTGACTTCTGCGGCCAAGGTAGCTTGCGTCTGTACGGCAACTAGCCGGTTTATCTCTGCATCCTTACGCCAGCCCTGTACGCCCCAACCTATCAAAAAGGCTACTACCAGCGCGGCTATTTTCCAATACATTTCTGGTACTCCGCTTGTCTACGCACTGTCAGACCCTTAATCTTTATACCCTTAGCGCGATCCCAGCGCAGTATCTCTTGGCAAGCACCAGCGTAATCGGTGGTATTTAGCTTTTTAACTAGGGTAGATCGGCAAAACGCACCGGTTCCGATGTTGTAGGCCAAGTCAATGTACGTATCATACTCGTATTGGTGCAAGGGTACTACCACACATTTCTTAACTGCGCCTTCAAACTTCTGAATATCTTGCAGGGCACGGGCTAAGGCTTTGACGGGTGTAGTTCTGTCACCAAGCTTTACGCCTTCGGTAGAGCCAAACCCCAGAGTCGGCACGTCGTCCTTGATGGGGATAATAGCCGTGTCGCTATAGCCCTCGGATGTAACAAGCCCTACCAGCGCAGCGGCAGACAGTACAAGGGTGGCTATAGCTTTGCGGTCTATCATTTAGTTTCCTTACGCCCTAGAACACCCCAACTAAAGTTGTTCCACAGCCGTTCATGCAAAAAATACCAAGCGGTGTTTAGGCCCACTTTGCTTATAAATAAAATGCCCGCCAATTCAGCGCTGCCCGTAACCCACCAAGAAACGAAAAAAGATAGCACGCTTACCGATACTCTCCATGATACCGTTTTGACAAGTGATCGGGTATTTGTTTCGTTCATGCTAGTGCAAAGCTTTGGGTTTCTAAGCGTTCTTGCTTAAAAATACTAAGCGCTGCTTCGTCGTGTTCTTTGCCGTGGGCAACAAGGTAGTAACGCAACTTCAGACCAAACTCTTTAGTAAGGTCGCACACCATATGCAAACCACCTTCTGTATCCAGTTTGCCATCACGGGATGGTTTGCTGACAAGATCAATCTCCCCATCGACGGCTGCTTTTGTAGATACATCTGGATCAGTAAAGCGAACATACTTTTCTGCATTAACAAGTTGTGCAGCTAGCTTGCCCACCAGCGGCGATATACCACCAAGGGACTTGCCGGGAAAACTTGTGCCATACGAAATCGATGCGTCTTTAGTCATCAACGTATAGTTAAGATGGCCGTAGTAACCCTTGATTGCGTACTTTTCCAATACCTCTTCAGACTTGTCGCTGAAGTGTAAGGGGGTTGTAGAAGTAATAAACACAGCGTCAGCGCCTAAAGCATCGAACTTCTCAAACGCGGCTTTACCGTTATCGCCAAGGCGCAAGCTAATTAGCTCAGCGTTAGGAAAAAACTCTGCTGCGTAATCATCGCTACTGCAATCGCCCGCTGTCACTACATATTTTGGATTCATATTTCCGCCTAATTTAAATTAGTGGTTATCAAAAAGGGTGTATCGGGTAACTACCCTATCTAAAGGCAATTGCTTTGTTAGCTTAGGCAGCTGTAGCCAGTGTGTGCCGGGACGATAGTGGTGCTCTTGGTGATACCCAGTATTAAACAAAAAGAAGTTGTACACTCGGTTATAGCAGCTGACCGAATCTTTTCTAACGTCTTCTTGATCTAAAGCATTATGGTGTTCACAGTAACTCAGCGCCCAATTAAAAGCCCATGTTAGATACAGCATTAACAAGTAAAAGGGAAAGAACTTAATGTTGAGTATAGCAATACCGATGGCAATCCCAAATTTTACATACAGCTCGACATAGTACTTACTGACATCCATAGCTTGTGTTGGCGCATTTAATGTTTCGCCCATTAAAACGTTTCTGAACGGCCCGAAAAAAATATACGAAAGCAGCGGCTCCTCTTTGCCATCTGCACCCCATCTGTACGTAGATACGGGATCGAACACTTTTCCGTTCTTCTGTTTATCGTTAGCGTTCTTGTGGTGCGTTATATGTATGTATTTGTATTCTTGAAAACCCACTAAGCATGGAACAACACAAAGCAGTTCGTAGGCACGGTTTACCCGAGGTGAAGAAAACATCGGCCTGTGGATTTGGTAATGCATCGACGCATTTAAATGCACATTGCTTAGTACGACATATACAAAAATAAACCACCATGAAACACCCAGCGCCATAGCAAACGGCAAAACTCCAGCAGCTACTGTTACAGCCACTAGGAAACCGTCACGCATGTCGTCTTTAAACAAGGTCATTGTATTGGTATGCTCGATTGAAACTCAGCCAACAGACGCGTTCCTTCTTCTACACTTTCGCACGCTACGCCAAACAGCACAAAAAAGTAAGCCTGTTCCGGCCTTGGCATGTTTAGATAATCTTGTTTAATTGGCTCAGCTCGGCGCACGTCTGCATGTGCTGGCTTAAATACCATATCAAACTGCACTTCCGAGTAGTCGTACGCAGCTACAGGAAACTTGATGTGATGCATAACTATGGCCTTATCTATAGGCTTGGTTACGCTAGGGATTACGTCGTACGCAAAACATAAGTGGTCAACCACATACGATGGATCAAGTACGTTCAAATGCGTGTAAGGCATTATTCCCCAAGACCAATCGTTGATATAGCAAGTATTGAAAGGAACATCTACTATAACTTGGGCTTTAAATGGGGTATTACGAATGTTGTTTGTCGTAAGTAACCGCGTTACTTTTTCTTTAAAGCCAAACATATCCTCAGAGGAAACTCTACGTATTCCTGTTTTATGCGTGATATGTCCGTTAGGTGTATCAGGGTTTAGCATCCACTTTTCAGCAATAGAGTTGAAGTGAATAACGCCCGCACCATTAACAGTGCCATCGACAAACAACAAATACGTTTCTTGTGTTGCCGTATCTATCAAAGCCTTTTGCACAAAGAAGTTATCCGCTTGCAACGTAGCTGTTTGCGCTAGCGCCGTACCGAGTTCCGCCTTGGTAAATATCGTATATACCGCAGGATTTGGATGCTTCGAACCTGACCAGTACGTAGGCTTAATAATAAAGGTGTCGTATGTACAAGTTGCTAAATCAGCCAAAGGCATTGAAGGCAGTGTAGGAATACCAGCGGCGATACACTTCTGTTCCAGTAATGTCTTATCTAAAAAATCAGGATCTGGAAAATAAGTACCAGCGGCTGCTGCTAACTCCGACGCGTCGTAAGTACCACGATCAAACACAGGCAAAATAAAATCAAAATGCTCGCCCGCATTCACCAAATCCATGCCTGCTGGTCGAAGCGCTGCCTTTAGTTTCACGTAGTTTGGTGCGGTTTCTTGCCCGTGCAATCTTAATTTCATTGTGTAACCTCTTCAGCCGATGCTAGCTTCTGTCCGAAAATTAATCTGAACGCGGCTTTTTGTATTTCGCCGTACCAAACTTTTTCTACGCGGCAATTGGTAAGGAACGTTTCGTCAGGAAGTTTAATCGGGCACGAACTACGACACAGCACGCGGTTAATACACCCACCACAATGCGATTCTTTTGCGTTAATGTCTAAACTAATAATCCGCACCGTCTTAAGGTTACTGATGTGGCCGTGAATATGCTTCTCGCCAGCATGGGGGCAAGTACGCACAGAACCATCCAAATCGGTTGATAATATGTCCGACATGTCCGCACCACAGTTTGTAGACTCGAGGATCGGCTCTTTACATATTGTTTTACGTGCGTACTCTATAACACTGTAGGCAACAGTAGATTCGTATATATCGCAAAACAAAAGGGGGAGGTCATCTCGGTGCGCACTAAAAACAGCCGGTTGGTCACCATCAAACCCATGCTTAGTAAATTGTTGATAGTGCGCCTCTAAGAACTCAGCGAGCACTACTCGAAACTTAGGTATGTTCTCCCCGTGAATTACGTGCAACTGACTGTCACTACCCGGCGGAGTATTAGGCGCTTCTTCGATTACGTTGCAACCAAGATGCCCGGCACCACTTGGTTTTTCTTGGTACGTACGACCCAATGAAAAATACAAATTCCACGTTTGCAGATTGTTCTCTACGATTTGATTACGGAAGAAATCGTTAATGGCAAAAAGATCGTAGTTCGTATTTGTAACGGAACATTGAAAACCGTACCGGACATTAGGTAATGCATCGAACTCTTGCAGAGTGCTGATAACACGGGGGCGTGTAAAAATCTCTTCCCCGCGCAACTGTAGTTGTCTTGGGCCATCATGCGAAATACTAATGATTACTTCTGACTTCAGCGTCTTAAAGAACTCTGAATGCTTATGGTGTAAAGCGCTACCATTAGTTGATATAGCGTACGACATACCTTCACGATCAAAGTAAGTCATCAACGCTTGCATATCCTGCCAGTACAAAAACGGCTCACCACCCCACAACTCGATGCGTGTCAGCTTTGTAATATCAAGGTGCTCGGCTATGTTTTCAAAAAAAGTATCGAGGTTTTTCCTGCGTGGCAGTTCGTTTGGATTACCGATATCTTTTTGCATGCAGTACGTACAGTTGTAGTTGCACGCATGCCCCATAAGTATACGAAGCGCTGTCGGTGTATTGCTTTTGGTTCGCTTACCGTAAGTTGTTTTTGCAAGCTCTATATACTCTGAAAAGTCCCCAGAGTCATTTAAGGATATGTCTACACCTGCCTCGTCAGATAGCGCATTACTTTTGTGGTTGTAATTAAAAACCAACCCCGCATCAGTAGTGAATCGCGTTTGCGCTAGGGTCATTTTTTAAGTCCGGTCTCTACGAGTGAGTCAATCATATGGGGGAAATGTTTGCTCATGTAGTCTATACCCTCTGCTCCGGGCGGAATAACAACACCTTCCGGATCAATAATGTCTTCTACCCGCTCGCCGCTACGGATTGCATGTATGCAAAATACAACGGTGTGTTCTTGTAATGAAACAAGCTCATGCTCTTTGTCTTTTGCAATAAACAAAATCTTTGGCGCGTCAAAGTCGCGAGTTGCCCCATCTACAGTAACGCGCAAACTACCTTCAGCAAGCAGCGTCATATGATCGAAAGGATGTGCGTGTCCATGCTCTATATCGCCGGAACGTTTAAAGTGCATCATCCGCACATACATATTCGATACGCAGGAAATTTGTATTTCCGGGTCACCACTATGAGAAATATCGTATTTAGGTAAAATCATATCACTAGTCATATATCACTATTCCCATCATGTAAGGACGTTGCGGCCATGCGATATTAACAGGGTAGTTAGGTTGATGCGTTATGTCCCGAAGTTCTTGACGGAACTTTTTCCAACGCCTTTTTTCTTCTATCGGCATAACTTCTTGCACATCAGGCAATTGCGTCCAATCACAGCTTTGCAAGGCAGCACTACGGCGCTCTATTGCTTTTCTTCGTAGATAGTCCTCAGTTGCTGGCACTTTGTTAAACGGGGTAACTAGTGCTTTAATAGTATCCGCGTTCTTAACAATTTGGCGAAGGTCTTTTGTTTTCGGTATTATTGGTGCCCACGACATTATGTAATTATCTAGATCAACACCTTCGATATACATGTCGTCAACTACTGGAATGTCCACTAAAACAGTTTGTTTATTTTCGATAAAGTAGACAAACACAGTACCAAGTACTTCGTTAAAAGTAATAAGTTGGTAAATTTTTCCCAAATTAGGTAATTGGTCCATAACGCGTTCCGGTTGCTACCCATGTAATAAAAGAATTTCCTACGACTGCTGCACCTGATGCGCCCCCAGCACTTCCCTTAGTTATAGTAAGGTTCCCATTATTACGCCCATTCCCCCCTGCGCCTCCATTACCGCCAGCGCCCCCACCGCCCCCACCGGCACCACCACCAAAATAAGTGCTAGGAGCAGTTGCGTCCCCTCCGTTACCGCCGTTCCCTATAGCGGCCCCTGCGCCACTAACTGAAGTTGATCCATACGTGCCACCAAGACCACCATTTCCGCCAATTAATAATGTTCCAGCGGTTCCACTAGTTGCTGGACTTACGTAAAATCCAACACCAGCTGCGCCTGCAGCTCCGCCCCCACGTCCGCCCCCGCCGCCCCCGCCTGCTGCAAAACAAGCGCAAGCGCCGCAACCAATTAAGCGTCTTTTAGTTATTTCCATAATATTTTACCTATCTGCAGAACCAGCGCCAGCACCGCCACCGCCACCGCCAATAATACTATTATTAGTTATCGTTAACGCGTATTCCGCAAGTAACGCTGGACCGCCAACACTTCCCGGAGGAGGTACTACAGACGGTGCGCTACTAGCAGGGCTGGACGTACCGGCAGCGCCTGCTCCACCCATGCCAAGAATAGTGCCGTTGTTAATCAGTTTAAGCGAAGTCCCTGCTGGAAACGTAGTTCCTGTGCGAAATGCATAAGAACCCGTACTTGTAGAGTATACATATACGCCAGCGTTAATAGTAATGGTGGCATTCAAAGGCACTACTTGATTCCATCCACCAGCAACAGCTGCAGCCCTAAGATTGTAGTTGGCTGTGTTAACAGATATCGTTTGTGTAAACGGGTATCCCGTACTCTTACCATAAAAGTTAGTAGGCATAATAATAGCCCCACTTGGTACGGCAGCAAGTGTACGTACGTTTGTATCGTTCAGGGCTGTCTGCGTAGTACTTGACTGACCTAACTCTAATGCAATCGACTGCCCTGCTGTAGCACCGGCAAGGCTAATCGGCCCGCTGCTATTAAGCGCCATAATGTTTAGCCTTTTTTAAGCGACTCAACTTCGACTTGCAGCTCTTTAATGGCAGCAAATGCAAGGGCACAAAGTTTTTCGTAGTCTACTGCTAAGGTACCGTCTTCGCGAGTTCGAACCGCAACCGGCAATTGTTCTTGCACATCTTGAGCAATTACACCGAAGTCGGCTTTCTGTACAAAGTAGCCATCCGCGCCGCCGTGATTAGCCAAATACTCATCCGTCCAATCAAACAACTTGCCACCGATCATACATACTTTAGCTAAAGCACTTGGTATTTCCCGAATGTTTTCTTTTAATCTGCGGTCAGATGAGTAAAACCCCGTTACATTGTTTGTTGCGCGAATTTCGCCAGCAGTACCCGAAGCAGCCGTGCCAACACCAAACGAACCTAATTGTACGCTAGACGTAGTAGCTATACTTTGTGGCAACGATAACGTAACTGCACCTGTAGACGCCGAAGCAATGACTTGGTTTGCTGTCCCTGTAATACTGGATACGCCGCCTGCTGTAGGTGCCTGTGCTACCCAAGTCGTACCATTCCACGTAAGTGTTTGACCAGTAACAGTTCCTACTACAGTCTGTACGGTGGAGGTGCCATTACCTAAAATAACTGCATTTGTCGTAAGGGATGTAGCGCCTGTGCCGCCGTATGCCGGTGTAACTGCACTGCCATTCCAAGTTCCTGCCGCTATTGTTCCTACCGCAGTAATACCGGAGTAGCCACCGCTAAGTCTGCCAGAAGGCAGAGTGCCGCTAGTAATATTAGCTGCGTTTGTTGTGTCTGTAGTAGCCGATGGAGCTAAACCCGATACGTCCGCAGCAGCAATCGCATCCCAAGCAGGAGCAGCAGAAACAGCGCCTGTACCCGTTTGATTTAGAAACTTCTTAGTGGTGGTAATGTTACCCGCCAGCTTCGATAGCGTGTTTGTTGCACTTGAGTACAGCAGGTCGCCAATTGCGTAAGAACTTTGGTTAGTGCCACCATTTACTTCAGGCAACACACCAGAGACACCTGCACCAGCCATGTTCAACGCACCCCAAGCAGGGAAGCCACCAGCTACGATCATCGTTTGGCCAGTAGTGCCGATAGGAAGCTTGGAGAACGTAGCTGCACCAGATGCGTAGATTGTATCGCCATTGGTGTAAGAACTAATACCTGTACCGCCATTGGCGGCTGCAACCGTGCCAGTCAACGAGATAATTTGACCTGTTACATCGATGTTTGTACCACCGGTATAGTCTACAGACCCACTGAACTGCGTATACGTTAAGTCGGTATACCCGATAATCATCGTATTAGGTTCAGTCGTCAGTACGTGCGAGTCACCAGCGTTAAGGTCACCGTCCTGCGTAAAGTAGTAATCACCAGTACCAACACCATTAGGGTCAGCAGGATTAACTTTATCAGAGTCCGTTGCGCGCTCCAACACCCAGTTGGTAGAAATAGAACCAATGTCGGTTACTTCGTACACACCGTTTTGAGCGCCAGTCGTCTGCAAGCGCACCATAACCCGGTTGCCAACTACCAAAGCAACGTTATCAATAGTAAGTGCCGCTTGAGTGCCAGAGTTCGTAAGCAGTGCGCCTACACCTGAGTTGGCTCGTGTGTTGTAGGTCAAGCCCGTAGCGTTGGTAAGTCCTGTTATCTGCGATCCGCCAAACGTCAACGATAGCGTCAGTTGGTTAGCCGCTGGGGTCGAGTAAACAAAATACGCGGTATTAGTAGATAACCCGTTGCCTGCTGTGGTGTACAACCATATCTGATCGTTAATTGCCAGACTGTGCGTAACCGACGTAGTAACCGTATTGCCTGTAGTAATGTCCGTGATATCAAAGGTAGTACCGCCCTGCGTATACCCAGCAGTTAAGTTAGCCGTTGTCTCTACAAGTACAGGGGCATGAATATGTAAACCCGCAGTAACTTGGTTATCGACGTATTGTTTAGTTGCGGCTTGCAGGGCTAGTGTTGGGTTGGCGCTAAGAAGCACCGTGGAACCGAACGCTGATGCACCTGTAAATTTAGTCGAACCTATTACCTGAAGCTTTTCACCAGTATCCGTAGGGTTGATGCCATCGATGATGACGTTACCGGTCAAACCCTTAATGCGCAGTCGTTCTTCGGTATCCAGCAAGGTACCGGCAACCATTACAATATCTTGAGCGCCGGGAGTAGCCGCGCCGTACTTACCTGCAACAATGCGAAGGTCGGAGCCCGTA